GAAGATCATTAATTTTTCTTTCATAATTTTTCCAAGCTAAATTTGCTTTTATATTTTTTATATTTTGTCTGTGGCCCATAACAGTCAATGCTGTTGAAGCAGCCATCATTACTTGCATCCACATATTATATATTCTCCATATTAATCACTTGTTACCATTGTTCCTGTTATACCCAAAACTGTCATAGGCAAGGGTTGTGTTTGTTTAATTTCTATTTGTCCCTCTCTATCCCATCCTAAATTACTTACTCGTTTATCTCCAGTAAATTCTGGAATATCTTGTCCCATAGGAGTAGCGGATGTTCTAAAAGGTAGTTGATCTCCATTTATTGTAATTCCAACACTTTTTAATAATCTTACCATAACTTCATTATACCTTTTTTTTCTGCCTTGTGCAGTACCTGCTTGTGATCCTGCTTCAACTTTTAATGTTTTAATTGTAGATACATAACCTAGTCCTATCTCTATAGTTTTATAAGCTGCGTTTGTTGGTAAAGTTACTGAAATAGAACCACTAGATACTGTTTGATTAGGAAATACAGCATCTCCTACTAATACTTGTACTTCTTCACCTTCTAAATGATTTAGTCCTGTAACTAATGTAGTTCCACCATTTACTAATGCTGGTAATGTACAATCCATATTAAGTTTATTATCAAGATACTCAATATACTTAACGATTGATCCATTAATTCTTCTTTCTACTACTAACCATACTTGATTTTCTACTGTTTGATTTATTGATGTTACTGATTTAATTTTAGCTTTTGCTGTAAGAGTATGACTAGCACCAGCACCATCTGCTATTTGTCTTATTGTTCTATCAATAGCTTGATCGTATGTATCTGCAAATTCTAATGTATTAGCATCTCTACGATATACATAATAAGTTTCACCTTCTTCTAATTCTGGTATTTTAGTTCCACCCCCAGCACTATAAACTACTGAATCTCCTGTAGATAATCCGTGTGAAGAAATTGTTACATATCCATTATTATTAGCATCTGTTAAATAATCTGTAACTCCACTTGCACCATTAAATGTAAATTTATTTGATCCACCAAAAATATGTCTATGCCAAGCTATTACATCTTCTTCTCTATGGTATGTCATACCTAATAATGTACCATCAGTTCTAACAGCCCAATAAATAGAATCTGGTTCTTGTGCATAATCAACATCTATAATTCCTGTATTAGTTACATGTTCTGCAAGTAATGTCATATCAGGTGCTAAATATGCATCATCTTCAAATCTATATGCAAATGCTCTTACTTTTCTTTGTTGTCTTTGAACAAATAAAATTTCATTACCTATTTGAATAGGTGCTGTTGTATAACCACCAAATGTTGTTTGTTGTGCTATATTAACATTATCTGGTTTTAAAGGTTCACCTGTTGGTCTTCCTACTTTAAATTCACCACCTACAGTTCCTACAATTAAATCTCTTGATGGTGCTAACCATCTAATTACATTTACTCTATTAGCTGCAATAGTATAAATAAATGCATCTGCTGCACTAGCATCTCCTGCATCAAATTCTTCGTATAAACCAGATTCACTAGCCCATACTGTTTGTGGATAGCTTGTTGATCCACCAAAAACTAATCTTTGTTCAAAAAATGATACTGTTCTAGGATAACCTAAAACACTACTCCAAGAACCTAAAGACCAATCTGTTTCTGCACTTGTACTAGCAAAATCATCTGTTGTTGTAGCTGTTATAGATGTTCCAGAACCATAAGCTGTAATCTTTGCGTGTCCATCTTTTATTTTTATTAATCTACCCACATCACCTGCAACAAATGTACTTGTAGATGCTGTAATTGTTACAGAACCAGAAGTACCACTTGGTGTCATTGTTGTTGAAGATGTATTTGCGTCTAAATAAGGCCCTCTTTTAAAATCTACATCTGTTAAAGTCCAAGATGTGTGTCCTGTTCTTGATAGTTTTCTTGGTGTATGATCTGGGTGTACAATGTACATAACATCTGCTGATTGTGTATATTGAACATCAAATATTTGAGTTGTAGTATATGTTGTAGCAATTTCATAAACTTTAGCAGCATATCCACTAGATGCATAAGCATCATAACTTGTAGAATTTTCACCTGTTAATTCAAAAGTATTTGTTGTTACATTATCTACTATAAATTTTCTTCCATTTAATCGTGTCATTCCAACAACACTATTAATCCATACATGATCTCCATTTGAAAAACCATGTGATGCAGATGTTACTACAGCAGGATTTGCTTTTGTAATAGCTGTTATAGCTTTATCAGCTTCAGTTATTTGTCCATTATTTTTAAAAAATCTTATGTAATTATTTCCTAGTTCTAAAACATAGGCTTGTGTAATATTAAATTCAAAAGGTATTAATCTAACATTTGTTGTGGAATCTTTTACTTCACATACAAATTTACTACCACTTCTTCTTTGACAACCGCCTTGTGGAAAGACAGTAAGATTCTCCATAGTTTCAACACCATTATTATATTTTTTAAAATCAACTTGCCCAGCAAGTTTCGGTGTTAATTCTCCAGCAGTAAAATTTGTTTGAAAAGGATGTACTCGTGCCATTACTCTTTCCTAAAGTCAGTAAATGTATCAGAAACAAGATCATCTTGGAATCCCTCTTGTCCATCAATACTTCTGGCTTCGGAAAGTTTAGTTTGATACAGTTTCTGCATTTGTGTTTGTAATGAAGCACTATTTGTTATTGGATAAACTAAATCTACAGCTAATTTTGCTGTAAGAACATCCGTAAACATTGGATCAAATTGTGCAGTATCTGTAATCCTAGCAATATATAATATTTTAGCCGTACTTTCATCTGTTAGTAAAACCCTTCCATGTGAAGAATAGTTTTCTATTTTAAATATATAGTCTGCATATTCCATACCTAAAACTCTTAAACAATATGGACTTGTAGGTATTGCATATTGATATGCAAAACCATATGCTGGTGTATCAGATAATTGGGCCAAAGATGCCCTTGTTATAGCGAAATTCCACGGATGACATCTTAATACTGCATCTCGTGCATCTGTATAAAAAGAATTACATAATCTTGCTCTCTCCGTATCGTCAGTTAATGATGTAATTGGATCATCTCCTAACCTTCTTAATGCGTTTGAACAAATAGAAACTTCTGTAGCCATAATTATGTAAAAATATCATATAGGCGATAAGAAATCAATCTATATCGCCTATACTTCGTTTGTTGTTAGTTTGATGATTAGTCTACAACATACTCCATAGCAAGACTAATAGTACCTGTACCATTAGCACCTGCAAGAGTAACTGTAATTGGAACACCATCTTGGTTTGCATCCATTTCTGCAAAAGCATCTAATGCCATTGTAGCTGGAAGTGCAGTTACCGCATCAGCAGTAGAAGCTGCTGCAACTTTATACTGGTCTACATCAAGAGCAACTGTTGCCCCTGCTGAAGATGTATGTGCTGCATAGCCTACTGATAATGTTGTTGACGATCCTAAAGCATCATGTCCTAAATAGCCACGCAATAATCTTGCTCCGTTAGGTAAATTGAACATTTCAATAGTAGCTTGTTCTGCTGATGCTTCGTAAGTTGCATAAGCGATTCTAACTCTACCTGCTTGTTCGTTAGTTTTTACCCTTTCAGTTGGATTATTTTGCGACCATTTAGTTTTTTGAACTGAATAAGCCATTATATTATATCCTCCTGTAAGATTATTCTACACATGCTATCTCTACCATCTTTTCGTCTTCAATACGAGTTGCCCCGATTGTCATAGATAGAAATACCTGTGTTGCATAGTTTTTGTCAGATCGTTCAGATATTTTAGTAGTTATATCTGCACCGAGTGCCAAACCTATAGCTGATTTAGTAAATGCTAGGACTTGTCTGTTAGGTGTTGCGTCTTGTCCTAATCTCTCACTACGGATAAATTTGAAACCTAAATAGGTGTCAATTTGTCCTTGTGCTAGTGCCTTAATAGTATTGTAATCAGATGATTTAACTTCCGCTATATTTAGGAAGTCTTGAATTTGATCTGCTGTGCAAATCAAAAATCTAGCTTCATCTGGATCAACTTCGGCTGCGTCAAGTAACTTTTTAGCTGATAATAGTTTAGCTATTGTTAAGTTAGTTGAATTGTGGGCAATCTTTTGACCTGCTGGTAAAACAACTGATGTTCCACCAGAAACTCCGCCATAAGCTGTCCCTGTTGCTGCCGAGATAATCGCATCATCCATTGC